ACGAAGACAAAGAAAACACCAAATATCATGCAATACAACAGTGTATTGTATGGTAGGTTATGTTTAATTGCTATGACTCTCATCTTGATCACTTTTTCTAATTTTGATGAAGAATTAGCTAAATGTGAATATAATAACTGCCATATTTGGTAAATGATTTTATGTTTTTTTCAAGTAGATGTATCTAGGATAGAATCTGGGAGATAAAAAAATAAATCACATGATTTGAAAATATATTTTAGCTTTAGCTTCTTATTTTTCTGCTGGATCAATTGATTCACACTAGTACTTTGGATTGGCAAAGGATTTGTAATGGTTCTATAGGATAATTCACAACTCCGGATTACCTGTCCAATTGTTGCCAACTTGTGTGAAATGTGAAATTTCTTTTTACAAATCAATTTACCAGACTGATTGTCACTAACTTTCCATTGATTGATAATCCCCTTATTATTTTTCTGGGCATAGAAGTAAATATCAGTATACACTTGTTTGTTGATGATTGCGTCTATTAATCTTATATAGTCAGGATCATTAAGCACAAAAGCAAACCATGTTCCGATCCCAATAACTAAGGCAAAGTAATTGTTAATGTTCGGGCTAGAAGGCACTTTAATCTTTTTTGGATGGATCACTGTTAATTCAAAAATGATGTTGGTCAATTTACATAACTCAGAGATTAATATATTTAGCAAATTAGACCTGTTCTTCAATTGGAGTATTGCACAGGCATCACTAGTTAAACTTCCTGACATCACAAATAAAGTGGATAAGTCTAAAAAGGGATCTGATATTAAATGATTGGGAACACCATCCATCAAATCTTTCCTACTGTAAATTTTAAATGCTCTGCTAATTTCGTGACTCAAAGGAGAGTTTGCATATGCCAATTTAAGTAACCGCTGCCTTGTTTCCTCTTCTAATGCTGTTCGACTGAGAATAGGGTATGTTTCAATGTTTTGGCATACTAGATATATTTCAGATGTCTTAAATGAAGAAAATTCTGTAGTAACAGCTTTGACTGATTTAAAATTTTGACATAATTTCAACAACATATCAGGATAGTTAAGAACTCGGTCAAGGTATGTCTTGTATATCAGTGTGTTTGTTTGAGTGGTGAATATGCAATGTAGATGAGATATTAACATATCATCAATTTGAGAGATACTTATCTCATCTGTGACTTCCATGTCAAATATTGCCAAGTCTATTTTTAAATTGAAATCTTGTTTAAGTCTTAAGAAGTATTTCCATGTTTGTAATTCTCTAAGATCACTGGGTTCTTGCCATACTGAATCGAAATTGACACAACGTAACTTCATGTCACCCATACTCGCAACAGCAGATGGTCCAGTTGGTCTACTTCCACTCAATATTGAATCTTCTAATTGCAATAAACTATTGAAGATGATTCTAGATCTAGCATTATATCTCAAACATAGAGCACTAATCCCTCCTGATCCATCACCTCCAATCAGTGCATCACGATACTGAACTGAATAATGCTTGAGTATACTTCTGATCTTATAATGGGCACCTGTCGCGCATTGAAATAATCTCAGTCCTGATATGACAGGGTTCCTATATTGTGGTACTTGAATTTTAGGGTAACTGATTGTGTCTGCGACACAAATAATATCAAGCTCATTGACATACCCCCAGCATTCTTGCCCCCAAGTCGATGTAGCTTGATTGAGACTATACTCAATTTTAGGTAATGAGAATTTGCAAGAATGTCGTACCTCACTTTCACAAAACCTAAGATTTGATATATAAAAATTTAACATATCAGTAGGCAATTCATTATTATTACCTAATATGTAATCTTCCTGATATCTCTTTATTAACTCTTTATCTTTCTTTGTCAATGACTCTTTGAATAGAAGCCTTTCTACATATAGTGATATCCCCAATGTACATAACAACTTGGGTGATCGAATGTCTGCAAAAACCCATACATATCTTAATTCACTACTCATATCCGAATCTTTAAGTTGATACTTTAAATAGGACCTACATAAAGATCCCAAATCTTTCCCAGATAAAGGGTATGAAGGAGGTATCTTATGGGGAGAATAAAATAATTCATTATGTAAATTTCCGGTGCTAACAAATTGGACAAAGTCTGTATCACAACTTACCTCTTCTATTAAATAATATAAAGTTCCATACAACATTGATTTGGAGTCCTGTCCACTAATTACATTTCTTCTATGTGTTAGATGAATTGCAGCTATTAACTTGAAACCTCTGAGAAGTCCTCCATAGAAATAAGATGGGTCCAATCTTGATCGGATGCTTAATGGAAACAAGTTATTTTCCGTCTGTATTCCATTTGAAAGGACTTTATCCCCGAATAAAAATCCCAAAATTAGTCCCACAAAATAACATTTACTTGTATTTGGTTCCAGGTCCCATTCTGTTGAGTGATTTTTTATTTCACAAATTTGATTCTTAAATCCCCAAGGCAAATCTGGGTCAGGCCTCCATTGTTTAAGAAGTTCATGGACAGGTCTAGGCTTCAATACCCAGTCAGACTCTAAAAGTGGTTCCTTAATTTCTCTTAAACATTCCTGGCAATTGAGATGCATGTGGTATATCTGAGAAGTAGATCTTTGAATGGATCCAACTGTAACTTGTGAAAAGATTATGGAGGCTTGGAACATGAAATCATAATTAGATTCATCTAATCCTGTCATGGTATCAGTAGTCACGATCATCCAAGATGACTTAGTTGGACTACAAGCTGAAAAACCTCCATTACTTACTCTAGCGCATCTAAATCGATGTAATGCAGAGCCAGTTCTCTTAAATCCTCTCATATAATTGCCCCAATTTTCTCCAGTTAATGCCTCTAGATTATTTATAATAGATTCACTTAGGTTAGAGTCTTCTCCTACAAACCATGAAATGACATCTCTTAATCTTGCGGCCCGTCTTATAATAGGAATTTTAGTCTCTTTCTCCCATGGTTGGAGTACGCTTGTTCCTTCATTGGTGGATGAACCGAGGTATGGTTTGTACGGACCCCCTTCACAGTAATAATCAGTGTTTGGTATTCCTCTAGGAGTTAAAATAGATATATAACATTGAGATAACTTATTCTCATAACAGTGTAAGCATTCTCCATTCACAACATAACCGATCTTATGCATTTCAATAGGGTGTGGAACTGTCATTCCAATGATATCTTCGTTCCAAGATTGTTTCCTCAACTTGTCTGCATGAGCTGCAGAACAAGTCCATATGTTATCTGGTTTGTTGGTATGTGTTTTAATAACCAATTTCAGGCAGGAGACAATACCAATAACCTCACTTTTGATTATAAGATAATCAACTTCTTTCAGGCATTTAGTTTTGAAACAATTTCTAATAGTTCGAGAATTGGTGAATAAACTAATCAGATTATTTGATAGACCATAAAATGTAGATGAAGCCATCTCAGATAAGAATCTGGGGAACACTGGTTTGATGGACTTGAGCCAGGCGATTAACGCAGGTTCCTCCTCTCTAATTCTAACTGTGACATCGTGTATTATTTTGTTTTTTATATTGTGGGCGTTATTAATTAAACTGAGCTTTATTTGTTCTTTGATCATGTTTGTTGAGCTGATTCCTTTGGGGATGTTTAGAGATTCAGGTTTTTCTACCAATTTAAGAAAATGATCATCATTATAAACAGCTAGAGATGGATTTCCCACTTCTAGGCATAAATTCTTGATTACGTTGTCGTTACAATTCTCATATATGAGTTTCCAGAAACTTAAAGATTCTGTTACTGGATCGGCAAAAGCTCTGATTAGGAATCTATTTACTGATGTGCCTCCAATTCCCCCCAAAGAAGGATCTAAGTATAGAAGAATTATTTTAAATAGTGGGTGACTCATAAGCTTATGTTGGACAATATATTTTGAAGGGTCTCCTCTGATTGCCGGGTTATGCTGTGCTAAAACTTCTAATACAATCAATCCGAAAATTAAATGTCCTAGGATCGCATCATGTGGAGTTTCTGAGAAATTACCAACTGTCATAGCATTGGTAGAAACCGATGCTAAGAGAGTTCCTAAACTGGGTATTTGATCGTTACTACTACATGTCACCCTTGACCATCTTTTGGTAGACAGCCCGAGGATCTTGCCTCTGAAGATGATGACCTTCCCGTAATTTGCATAACAACAAGATTGGATTGTTTCATCCATATTTATGACCAGCCCTATCTTCTCTGCCCCTTTCATTACTGCATTCATAATCGCTTCGTTATTATCTTTAGCTCGCATCATATTATCTAGAAGTTCCTCATCAGAATAATATGGATCGAGAAAACAACTGGTAAAGATGATTTGATTGTCTCCTTGTGCGAGTATCTTGATCTGAGAATTCCTCACCTTAGATTCTCTCTCAATCATTAAGTAATTCAAAACTGACCATCCTTTTTGTCTCAATCCTTCTAGTCCACCGAGTTGTCCGTTCCAACAAACAATCTCATTCCCTCTGTTTTCTAAAGTATTATTTTGAACCATCATCAAGTCTGGCCTCTGAGGATAATAAATGAGCGACTGTTCGAAAAACTGATGAGTCCTCTCTATTAACATATCGTACCCCAAAAATTGACCCATTACTCTAAACACATATCTGTTGGAATCATATCTCTGGTAATTATTCCATTTCGTGTAATCTAAGCCGTTTGCAATGTTTATCTTTTTAATTTTTGAATCACCTTGCCCAGTAGTTCTATCCAACAACTTCTTAATTAATCCTTGTAAGTCATCAGCCATGGTTAAACCGTTGAATAGTCCTATGAAGTGTTCTTTAATTAATAACTCAGTCATGACAAAATAATTCCGTAAGTTCCATGTCATCAATGAAAAAAAACGACCAGTTCTTTTCATTTCTCTCTCTTTGGGTTTTAATCCTATAACAAGATCTTCTGGAGGTAGGCCAAAATCATTGACTGATTTAAGAAATTCAGGCCAATTGACATTTTCTGTTTCCAAGAGAGTGTTAAGAACCCTTTTAGTCGGGATAGGCTTATCTGAATTATATCTTACATGTTCTACTACTTGTGATCTTGTTAAGCTATGTGACTTGTCTGAATAAATTGATGATAAATCAATCATGTCTGGCAATTCGAAACATTTAATCAATGGCAGTTTGTGCCAGTTATCTCCAAATTGAATTCTAGTTTGAGGATTAGGCCATGTGTTATTTTTAATATGAGTGTAGAGTAAATTATTCTGATCCATTTTTTTGTGATCAACATACCATTTTTTATCTTCTCTAAACTTTTTCTTTAAAACTTTAAATGCAAGATCACTGGCTAAGGCTTGGCAATAGTTATCATCAACATCATGTTTCTCATTAACTAACCCTTCCAAATTTCTTAAACCTTGTAACACCTCTATGGGAGGATGACCCCAGTGTCGAAAAGATCCGTAAAAGACAAGCACCAGATTAATAGATGTGGTATTCATTATATGGTTAAACCATGCAGATGCTAGTGCATATCCGTTATTTACCAGATCCTGAATGGTATTAGTTACGTGGCTCCTAAATGATGTAAAATCAGGCATCGGTCTAAAGTATTTAAAACTTTCATCACAGATCCAATTGTTGCATATCATTTCCAATGTTTTGATAATGTCATAACCTTCTGATCCGTAAGTGGACAAAATTTGATCTCCTAGATCATACAGTTGTCTAAGATAACTGATTTCATTTTCCTGATATTGATATTCATTTTGTAAGCATATCATTGATAAGATTGTCTGGAATCTGCCCACAAGTGTATCTTTAATCATTAATGTAGTATTTCTATCCAACAGGAGGTTTTGAGATTCAATTAATACAAATTCGCCTGATAATGCAAAAACACCTAATGTTTCTGTTTGTCCTGAGAAATAAATTATTTCGTCGTTTAATTTATATGCTTTCCATTTTCTTTTTAGACAAATGTTTTTTTGTTCCATAACTGTTTTTGCATTCATTAAATTTATTATAAAAAATAGATCTAAGAACATTGAGAACCAAGATAAATCCCGATCAAGTAATCTATTTAAATTTGTTAAAACGTCCAAGTAAGTTGTTTCAGGTTCTTTTTTGTACCATCCCTTATAAAATGATCGGATTATGGTATAGATGAATTCGAAATTGTCGAAAGCATTCACAAGGAATTCTCTTCCCTTTTGAGGACAGTTAACGTTGGATATGATTTTTGGCCAAATCTTGACTAGTTCTGAGTAATAAGGAATATCATCTACATTGACTGTTTTGAAATGAGATATCATCAATTTGACTTTAACATAATCTGGGTTGTAAAAAATTTGATCATAAGGCAATCCTTGGCAATATGATAAACAGTTGTTAAGTTTTTCTGGAGTGATAGGAGAATTCAAATTATAATCATAAGAGTTGATCAGGTTAAGGGAACAATAATCTGTGCAATCTACATTCTCAATGCAATCATCCACATTTTCTTCTGAAAAATCATAATCATAACCTCCATCATCGTAAAATTCGAAGTTGTGATCCATGTTACTAGATCTGTTACTTTTTTTCATGGTTCTTGATGCACTGTGTCAATTCAATTGAAAATTGGGATTATTTAAGTATATTGGACAATCCTTCAAACGGCTCTCTCGTGGAGTTCGTCTTTTAATCTTTTTCCATATGTTCCATTTTATTATTTTGTTTTTAAAAGTAAGTGTTTTAGTGAGACAGCCTTTGCATAGGCTTACCAAATAAATGCATGATTTAATTAATTTAATTAAGAAAATGAACGCAACAATAAGGGTGATTACCAATGCGATCATTCTTATTTTACCCCATATAATGGAAACCCAGTTTATGAAATCATTTTTGGCGTTTAAGTAAAATTGCAGAAATGGATTTGGACCAACTTTTGACATTGTTTAACAGATCAGTGCTGTTGTTTTTTTCAAGGACTATGAATCGAGAAAAGGCCATCCAATGTTTTGCTGTAATTAAATATACTACTAAACATGGAATGGCGAGTAAACAGTTCCTCCATTCTCAATTGTCTCATACAGATCATCATTATTGTTGTTAGATGTATCTCTTTGATTATATGTTTTCTCGTAATCATTTAATTTGAGTTGAGCAACTTTTTTTGTTTTTTGAGGATGTCTTTTGCATTTCTTCCATACTTTAATACTTATTAGAGTCCCTATGACAAACAAAACTAAGGAAATGATAGTCTTGATAGTTCCTCCAACATTTGAGAAGAAATGTTCTACCTTGTCCTCGATATTTCCGATCCAATTCCTTATTCTAGTTGGGAAATCCGTTCTGTTAATATGCCTATTTATTAAGTCATCTAAAACATCTATGTCCCTAGAATCTGATCCAGTGAAATTCTTCCTAATCTCATGTTTAGTTGGATGCTGGAAAAAATGTACTCTATGTTTAGTACTGTAATAACTTGGTAAGTCCCATAATAAGTTGCTAGTTGACGGAAATCTTAGGATTTGTTTTCTTATATCATAGGTAATCCCATTAACACCAATTCTAACGCCAGGATGTTCATGGAAATTTGCTCCCTGGAATGAGTGTCTAGTCCAAAATCGTTTTCCATTAGATAATCTTGAGTCGTCTGAATGTAAGGGCCCAGAGGATTCCTCACAAGAAATATTTCTACTACCATTTAAAGGTGTAAGATCTTGACATCTAGAGATTCCTAGATCAGCAAAAGTTAAATTATCTTTTAATCCTAGTATGGTTACATTTGGTTCTGGGTATTTTGTTATATTTACAAACCCTTTAATGTCTGCATCATGTATATGTATTAATTTGTAGTCACAATCAAGAACTTTGACATGATATTTGGAACTATTTTTTTGATCCTGGGAAAAATAATAAGCTAATCCTCTTCCAGGATGTTTAGGTGTCAGATAACTCATATCCAGCACATTAATGTGGTGTGTATTACGTATTTCAGCTAACCTATTCAAACACATCATGTTTATACTCCTGGATTTCTGCCTCATCTCTAATCCCTCTAGATTAATTTCAAGATCTTCATATCCAACTTTTTTATCTCTTTGAAATTCTGTCAGGTGGTCGCCATGAGTTCTGTCACCACATTTATGAGCATTGTTTAATACAGTATGATCTTTAGTAAACGCATGATACAAGCTGTACTTGATTTCCCACCATGATCCATCAGGGAACAAATAGCCATCTCTGTTGCAAAATGTCATGATACAAAGATCTGCCATCAAGACATGACCTATATACTGAGATTCAATCACTAATCCTGTCTGAACGTAATTAAAAGTCGTACTTGTTTCTTGATTCTTCTTCTTTGAAACCCATCCATAGTATATTTTAATTGGATGACATTCCCATGTTTCATTGTTGCATCTCTCCATGATATCTGGTTTCCTGTTGCGCAGCCAATGAGTTTGATGAGATCTAGTTACACAAAAGTCATTATCACAATTATCAGAATCAATTAAAGGATCCTTAATTTTACCACTATATGGATCAAGTAATACCCCATGCGGCTGAATGTTTACAAATGTAGCCCTCTCTTCATTTGTCGCAGACCAGTAACAGCTTGGTGCTGGAAAAAAGGGTTCTACATGTTTACCTAATTTATATGTTGCTAAAGCCTCAAAACATTCATCCTTCGTTATATGTTCGTGAATTATATGGTTTTTGACCGTCTTCGAGAAGTACCATGTCTCTTCACATGTTGTTACCCATGTATCCTTATAGCACAAGAAACCATCTTCTATATCTTTTGACAAAGGATTAGGTCTACACATGGTTCCAGCCTCCATATTGTCTTTGCTATCTAAGTTGAAAGTATTAAAATCCAATGGGCAAGTCAATCCATCTAATGTCATTTTTGGTCCTTTTTTACAATTAAAAGGATAATTATACAACAATTGAGGAGCCACCAATATAGGGTAGCTTATCGTCAAAATTATTATTATTATCTCAATGGTAATTGCTTCCATTATGAATGTGGTTTTTTTTATCTTGTTCCAGTGGGTTCTGCTTTGTAGAACTGTTGGTTTTTTTCATGTGGAGATATTGGTCATTGGATGCTGCATGGCTCTTAATTTTAAGCTTTTGATGCATAAAATGTTCTTCTTACCTTTGTTTTTTTGGTTCGAGAAGACGATAAACCAACACTTGGGGATTTTTTGTGGTATCAAACTTGTACAAACTGCCTTTCCATATTTTCTCAGACACCCTAAGCCAATAACACTTAAATGTGACTGATATAGTACCAGATCCCACCCGAAAATCAGATTTAAACTCCTTCTCACCGGAAAGGGTCCAATTTAAAGATTGGTCAAATGCTATTTTAAGGCATATTTTACCTTCATTTACCAATCGAATATATGAGTAGTATCCAGAACCTCTCAAATCAGCTCTCAAAATAGATCCAAGGAAGACCTTCTCCAGGTCATCAGTTGTATTATTTCCCATATAGTCAAATTCTAATCCATGACATATGGTGTTAATAGGAACCCCAGGAACTCCCTCACTAGAGATATCATAATAATATGATACCAAGAGGTGGGCCTGGGTCGCCATGATGTAGTACTGTTAATTTTTTTCATGTAGGGGTCAATTAATGGCCTGGAGCAGCACCGGATGGTCCCCTGGAGATCGAGTTGCTTGGTTAGCCAATGGATATGTTAACCCTATATCTTTGAATATGAAATCGGTAGTTAGTATGATGATAATAGTTGTATTTATTTGGAATTATATTGGCAAACTTTTCAATGCACTCACAGATCTTCTCATCAACAGTACACATAATTTCACCTGAGAGTTTATGTCCCACAAAGGTTGAATCAACCATTACATAAAAACCACTGCGTTGATCTAACCAATGACATGTGATGGAATCAGCCCAATCATTTTCATTGTTTTCAAGACCATCCAGTATCACCTTGATTACTAAATGAAATTCACCTTTGGAGCCAGTTGGGTCTCTCCAGAAATCTTTATTTTGGAATGCATTCTGTACAGCCAAAGGAATAGTTAGGGAATTAATGATAAATTTAGCTGGATTAGTCTGATTGGTTGGTAGAGCTTGAAGTAAATTTAAGACGGTGTCCTCATAATCCAATTCGAACATGACAGATGACCTGAATTCAACCTTGCAGGTGATCATCCAGGTCTGCTCCATTGTAGCCCTGTTGTTTTTTTTCATGTTTAAAATTCATTTTCATCACTATCACTTACATCGATTGAATCATCTGAGCTAGACATTTTGTGAGAGATCAAGTACTTGCCATTTTTTTCCTTAACTTTGAGGTTATAGGGCTTTAACATTTGTTGAAAGTTGGGAATCTCTCTATTATCTGGCATTTTAACCTCATAAACATCTTTGATTGATTTTCCCTTCCTGTCTGTGGGAAGTAGATCAATACTGATAATTATATTACATTGATTACCCTTGTGGGTCGTTGATAAATTTTTCTTAAATGAGTATTTTTTGTTCTCTGGAGCAAAGTTCTTATTTATATATAAGGTAAGAATCTCATTGAACCCATTGTGATACCTATTAACACTGCTTCTCACCCCATGAGTATCCGGTTCTTTGACTAAATGTGTTATAATTGTGAGATAAACTGTAATAATCCATGGTTTAATTAAGAGTTGACCGTCGTAAGAGTCAATTAAACATGATGCAATGTTGATCAATTCATCAAAATTTCTAATAGATGCTCTAGAGATAATCTCCACCTTGCAGTCTACTTTGTATGTTGTAGCAATGTAGCTTGATGATGCTTTATCTGTAGGAGCTGTAGGAGCCATGAGATATTGAAAGGTGTCTGTTTGTTTCAATGGAGGATCATTGTCGTACACCCAACGCAACATCAACGAGCTATCTTCATCTCCAGTTTTACTCCGAGAGGAGCTAGACGAGCTAGATCTCTTGGTCTTGATCCCTTGCTTAATTCTGGAAAGCATTGTCTAGGACTGTTAGTTTTTTTCATGATTTACCATTTAGCCTTCAGCTTCATGGCGCGATAAATTCCGGATGCTTTGAAGATCATATCTATCTTTTCTTTTGCTGATAGAATCTTGTCCTGGCAATCAACATTTGCTATCTTGTTTATATTAAGACTTGGATTATTGATATCAAAGTAATATTTTCCTTTAATGTTCCGTTTTTCCACATAAAAACCTTTTGTCACAAAATCAACCAATTGATGTACATTTAAATTCTCTTCAAATAGATTATCTGAGGTTTTTTCTTCTAAATCTAATAAATTATCATCGTGATCAACCCCTTTTGAGATGTTGTCCATTAGTTCTTTTTGATCTCTTGTAGTCCATTTTTTAGTTGGATAAAAATAATAGCCCTGATTATCTTTATCTACCACGTAATCTGAGTCTTCATACAAACCGTAGTACTTAAAGAAGAATTGCAATTTCGGTATCAAAGAATGGTAACTCTCGGGGACCTCCAACAGTGGATACATTTGAGAGGGATATATCTGTTGGTCCTCAGGTATTTGATTCACAGGAGGTTTCCTCTCAGATGAAACATCTTTGATTACGGATTGTCCACCGATAGAGTTTGCATTTGGGCTTCTAAGTTGATTGTAGTCGGTGTTGAGTTGAGTGGCCTGTTTGATTGCTTTGTCGTCATGTAAACTTGACTCTTCCATTTTATTATGAGGTCGCTGTGAAAGATCTACAATTGAGTCGGCCCAGTCGTCATCGTCATAAGATGAAGCTAAAGAAGCACGAGTGCGATAGTTTAACTCTCTGGAATCTAAAAATTCTTTCAAATCTTGTTTTGGATTAACCACATCATCACTTATTAACTGATCAACAGTATCATTTGGATCAACTACATCAGATGTATTGCGTAAAACCTGATCGGTGACATATGGAATTGAAATTCTGTGGCGCTTCATTGTGTAGCACTGTTACTTTTTTTCATGTTATGATAAAGTTGTTTGGATGTAAGATCCAATAGTTCCCGCTCTTGTATTCTGGATTTTTTTGCACTCCCTAGTAATTGAATCCTTGATGATGTCATCCAATGTGAAGTTATTTATCTCTAACCATTGGTACCAATCATCAGCAGAATCTGTATTAGGATGTTGGGTAAGATCAATGTAATCAGATCCATTTCCTTCATTCTCATCTTGATCCTCTCCAATATAAAGGTGTTTGTCTTCTTCTTTGACAAACACTTTCATTAAACTGCCCTTGTTGAATTTTACATAGGCAGTCAACATGGCCGATATCCTAATATTAGGCAATTCATTTTCATTGACCATCCTGGCATGTAAGGATCGTTGAGAATGCATAATTGATCCTATCATGTGTATCCAAGTGTATGTTCCGCCATTTGCTGAGGATGAATATGGGCTTTTCATGGATAACCCTAGATCCATCATGTAAGGGACATAGGAATCAGGCTTATCCAATTCTTGTCCAGATTTCATCATCCTACAGATCTCTTTCCCAATTGAGGGGACAAAAACCCATGAAACTATTTCTTCTAGTTCCATTCCAGTAAGGTTCTTAAGATGGGATAATGAAGTTAAACCTCCACAATCTTTCCATCTAGATGGAATTGTTCCAAACCGACATACGGCATGTTCATGATCTTTAAATTTGTAGAAAAACATGTCACAAGCAGCGATTAGTTTTGTATAGTTGTAGTTCGAAATCCAGCTATTATAAAACATAGTATTGTCCACTAACTTAATTGCATTTTGATTAAGACTCAAAATCTGGGCATTCATTTTCATTAAGATAGAACTTCTATGTTGAAGATTCTGAGTTCTAGCCAATCTATAGATTCCCAAACAAGCAAATAACATCCATGCATCGTCAGATTGAGATGCATCATTTGCTTTGACTCCATCTAATAATTTATCATCGTAGTAATTAACATCCAATAAATCCAAGGGGGTAATGTTGTGGGATCGATTCCCGATTAGAACTCCGAATGAAGTCCAATCTTCAGTTAACTCCCCTTTGATGTCTTGTAATAGGTGTCCTAGGTAGGCCAGGACATGTTGAAGTTTTAAATCATTAGCTTTAAAACCACCCTTGACTAGAGCTCTAAGCTCTGCTAACCCGACTGGCAATTTAGGTAAGTTGATTTTAGGCTTCTGTTTATTATTTTTCTCAAAATAATCAGAGCAGTATTGCACATCGATGGTATCAGATGGTGCAGTAAGTTTTATAGATGTGGAAGTGACTAAACAATGCATGGTGACTCAATTAGCTCTGTTAACTTTTTTCGGACAACACAAAATAAATATATGTTTTTTTGTTTTCTTCGT